CCAGCAGCTTGGAAAGCTGCCGCCATGGCGTTCAAGGCAGCAGCTAGCGCAGAAGCAGCTCAAGAGGGTGCTGTGGTATTAACAACAGCATGGACTTCTGCACACGCTGCCGCTCAACGCCGGCTTATTACTGCTTTTAGGCAGTTGGCCACAGATGGAACACTACCGTCTTAGATTATTACTATAATTGACCCGCCATGGAAACGCACCCCTGAAAAATGATGGCAGAACACTCTGAATGGTGCTGGGATCCGATGCCCGCCGTAGATGGTTGGTTTGCGGTGATTAGAAGCTGGGATTTCGCAGAAAGGATCTTTCCCGATGCAGCCTGGGCCAGTAAAGGAAAGATTGCCTATCCTCATAATGGGGGACTCACGCTTGATGGGTCAGGCCACGCTGGCCCATTCCCTACCGAGGCCGAAGCCCGCAAATGGGCGGAAGCGCACGACCCAGAAAAAACGGACTAGCGGAAACCTTAGGCACAATTGCAACGCTCCCAGGTGATCACCCCAGTGGTTCCAGTTCAGGAGGTCATCCAAATCGGCGAGCGTTTGGTTTGGCGCATCTGCGCTGGTGTCCACTGTGTTGAGGCGTACTCTGACGCCGACGCCTGGCACAGGATGCGGCACCTGTGTCGAGAGCATGGGATCACCCTGGCGACCACTGGTGTTACCGAGCCAGCCGTAGGACCCCCGCCATTGCCGGACCCTGGCGTCTAGCTCGCCTCCTGGAGCACAGACACCCAGATCCGGCCCAGCTGCGTTAACGGAAGGATTCGATCCCGTAGATCGATGTTATGCAGCCGGATGCAGCCCCGGGTTGGATGCAGGTCCTGCCTTGGTGCCCACGCCCCAGGCCAGCCGCACGCACTACCACCACCATGCACCATGATGCCGTCTCGATATGGCTGGCTTGTTGGGCCCTCCTGGCCCTCCTGTCCTTCCATATCAAAGCTGTACCAGCCGTAGGCGCGGCGATAGGCGGTAAACATGGGACGCGGATCCAATTCGTAGTCCCGGTAAATCTTGCCGATCAGGTAAAGCCCCGGAGGGGTGTCCTCACCGGTGCGATGCCATTCAACCTCCATCCCCTGGCCACGACAAAGGCATGGAATTTGCCACAACCGCCGCCCATCATGCGTCCACCCGGTCATGGTTTCGGCGATGTCATTGGCGATCAGGTGGTGATCCCCAGTCCGCAGGGTGGGACGGACCTTGGGGCCCACCATTCCGGGTGGCCAAGCTGGTGTCTTCATAGCGGCCACCGAGACACAACACGCCAGCCCCGGATCTGCAGCAGCAACGTCGCAACGCCGGCGCGCCACGGTGGCACGTCAACGAATCGCGCTCGCGTCGAAGGATCAGGCGGTTCTTCGCAGATCAGGCGGATCAACCCGCATGCCATGAATGCTTAGCATCTAAATCAGCTTTCCCGGCAAACTGAACCAGACGCCAGACCGCAATAGTGCCCACCGCCGCTTTGTCTTGGGATATTCAGCGGGTGTTCACTGTGCCAGGTAGGGAGGATATTGGCATTATGGGCCGCGCTTTTGACCTGTTGCCAGGCGGGACGATGTTCTCTGCCCCCTGCATTCATCGAGGGGTTGTTGGGGTAACGGTCAAAATGCTCAGCGACACCAATGCTGAGATCGTCAACAACGAGCCGGTGATTATGACCAGGGAAAACACATCACCCGAAGACCTTGCGCCATGGATGGAAGAGCTGCTGAGGTCTTTTCAGCTTCAGCCAGCCTAGGATCAGCTTTACGGGCCGGGGGTGCGGTCCTCTTGGGGCTCGGTGGGCCCAAGAGTCTCAGATTGCGGATCGTCGAGCTTTGCCAGCAAGGTGGCCCCCAGGCCGGCCGCTGCGAGCGTTCCGGATCCAGCTGCTGTCCATGCCTGTAGGCAATCGTTTTGGTGCCGCTGGCAGACGTGGTAGGCCCCCCCAGTTCCGATGAACGGGGACGACAGGAGGCACAATGCAATGGATCTGGTAATGGAATCTCTCGCGTTCATTGCAACCTTACCAGCGCTGACGACATAATAAAGCTGGCCTTCTGCAATGGATGGCGTTCTAGCCAACCGGGCAGGCCGGTAAACAAGGTGCCTACAACTGCGCCTCCGGCAGCAGCTAGTAAAGCGTAAGCAAATACTTTTTTATCCAATTCGCCATACAGCTTTTCTAGATCCTCAACTTTTTTAGCAGTAGCCTCATAACTTTCTAGCCTTATTCGAGTTTCTTGAATCTGAAGTTGCTGGAATTGAAACTGTCTTTCGAATTGTGTTTGCGCATCTCGCTGAGCCTCCTCTATTCTTTCAACAGTGGTTTCCATTTTCTCTTGCCCCTTTACTAAAGACTCAAGATCTCGCTTCATTAACGGAACACTTCCCAACTTACCTTCGACACTGGCCAAGCGGCTACAAGCCGTTGCCATCATTCCTAGGACAGCGGCTGCCTCGCTCTGTCCTCCTGGCTGTATGGCTGATTGGTCGCTCACGGATTCAGCCTCCTTGTCATCCATTGCCGGGCCGCTGGAATTGCAGTCAGCGCCCACCACGCCGGCAGGAACAAGACCAGGTGCAGTACCGTCATCGGCACTGCCACGCCGATAAAACCTTTCAGATCCATGCTCAACAGCCAGTGGAAGCTGTGTTGATTTGTTCCAGCTTTCCAGATCATGCAAGCGCCCAACTATCGGATATCTTCCGAGACTTTTACGGAAATAAACCCGTCATTCGGAAACGTCTCGATTTTGCCATTGGGATAAGTCACCCGGAACTCCGCCTCAAATGTCCCGGAGTTGGCAGTGTTGGCCGCCTCCCACTGGTATTCGACCGTTGGCGTGCCCGTTGCGGTCACCACCACAGCCGCAGCATCAATCAGCGTGGCGCCACCGCGCGATCGACGCTGCCGCATCTGAAACCGTACCGACGCACCGGTCAGCACCACCGATGCCGGATCAAGTGCGTATCGGATAGCGGGCGAGGTATCACCTGCCTTGATGTAAAAAGTGCTCATCGAATCCTCACCTGACGATGCGCCCACCAAGGCGTGATATAAGCAGCTTGCCGCCATTGGCCGGATCGCCAGGGAAGGCGTACCGGGTGGCAAATTGAACCGGTCCGATCGCCGTTGCCGTGCCGGTGATCTCAAAGACTCCCGCCGCCAAGCCGAGAACGCGGATTGCGCCTGCTGCCGACCCGCCAAGGGGCAGGATTCCCGTCGCCGCGCCGGATACGATCGGCGTGGCTGTTGTGACGGTCGCGGCACCGGTGAGCGGCAAGGTGCCGCTGGCAAGTCCGCTGACCAGGACTGTTGCGGCGCCAGTCCCGCCAAGTGGCAAGATGCCGTCCGCAACGCTCGACACGCGGACGGAAGCGGTTACTTCACCAGTGAGCTGCAGTATTCCATTGACCGCGCCATCGACGTTGACCCTGCCCGTGGCAGAGCCAGAAATGGGCAGCGTCCCGGATGCCGTGGCCGTAACTGGAGCGGCGCCGATGACACCCGTGGCGGTGCCAAGCAGGGGCAGCGTGCCAGTGGCAGATCCGGATACAGCTGTCGCACCCGTTGCCGACCCTCCAAGGGGCAGCGTGCCGGAAGCGGTAGCAGTAGCAGGGGCATTTCCGATGACGCCTGTTGCGTCACCAGTTAGCTGCAGCGTGCCACTGGCGAGCCCGGTGACCAGAGCGGTTGCCGTGGCAGCGCCCGTCAGAGGCAGAATGCCGATAGCGATGCCGGATGTGCTAACGACACCGGTAGCGGTCCCAACAAGGCTGATTGAGCCATTGGCGGTGCCAGTAATTCCGCCACCGGCCGCAACCACGGGTGACCAGACCGCAATCCGCCCGCTATAGCCCTTCTGGGCTGTCAGCGTGCCGGCAACGGTTGAAACAAAAACCCGCCCGCTATAGCCCTTCTGGACGTTTAGCGTCATCACGTCACCGTGATTGATTCAAAATAACCATTGAATGTAGTGCCGCCCCACGCAATAACATCCAGGCTGACAATCTGCGTCCCGCTGCCAGTCGGAGACAGCGAAAGTGTCACCGTCTCCCATGCGTTTGCCGCCCCCGTCATTAACGCCCGCTGTTCAGCCGTAATTCCAGGCAGCCCCTCAGATGGCAAGTAAGACAAGCCCATCGAAAGCCCGGTATTGTCTCGTCGCATCCGAATAGCAATAGCTGTCGTCACTCCGCGAGTAAGTTCAAACTGCCCCAGAGGCAAACGTAACGGGCTGCGAGAAATGGCGCTAGTGTTGGTGACCTGCACGCGCCACGATGATAATTGTGTGTCTACAACACCGGTCTGACGGGTTATCCGCCCCCATGGATGGGCAAGTATGTCATTGCCGGCAACATTGTCTAGGCTTTCAACGGAAACTATTCCATCATTGCCGTTAAAGCTAAATTCGTTAGCTTCGCTTATCAGGGCATTTTTGATCCGCACATTAACCCCAATGGAAGCAAGAATTCCGCCCGAGTTGTTGTTCAGGGTTGCTAGGTTATCAACACAGATAGATTCACTTCCGGGGTTGCCTGAGAAGATTATTCCCCAACTATTGGAGTTGCGGCTTGTAACGCCTTGCATAAAATTTCGCCCCCCGGCATAATTAACACCCCCAATATATGAGTAAACATTAGTCAGCATACTGCCACTTGGCTGGTTTGATCCACCCAACGAAACACTGCCGGTTGAATAGCAGGTATCAGCAGCGCTTAACCCGCGCACACTGTTATTGCTGGAAAAATTGCACGCCGTCAATAAGCAATTTTCCACGCGGCACCCATCACTTCCAGGCAAAGCATTACCTGAAAGTGCAGTGCTAAACGCAAAATTCTGAAAAGTGTGAAATCCAAATCCACCTGCAGAATAGTTTCGGGATGACAACATGTAGCGCGTCATTCCCGTCCGCGTCCCCATGTCGGTTGCTGACCATCCGCCTGTCCACACCGTTTGCACAGCGTCGGTCCCGGCTTCATTCGGCGACCAACCGCGGGGCTCTGAATACGGGAAACACTGGTGAGCGAAGGTTGGAACCGTCTCAGCTGCACCGTCATATCCCCGTCCTACGGAATCAAGCCCATTGTCCTGGCTGGTGTTGCGATTCAGAACAACAATCGTGTCAGACGTTACACCCATCACCCCCAGTAACGGTTCGTCCCCGTTGCCGGTCCCTCGCAGCGGCGGGGTCGTGGTGTAGGCGGCTTTGCTGACCATCGTTGCCAGCGTGATTTCATCGGCGCTACCAGGGGCTTTTGACGCCCACAGGCAGTTGATAAACACGGTTGCGGTGCCGGGGTCTGCAGTAGCCCTCAGGGCGATGGAGTTAATCGTGCCGATGCTGCTAGTATGCGCAACCAAGCCTGCAAACCATGCCGACGTGTTACCGGGATCGGTAAATGGCACAGAAACAATCGGAACGTCACCGGTGGCATCTGAGCACAGATCTAGAACGACTGCCCCGGCTGCAAATGCTACGGTTGTGCGAAACCAGATATTGACCTGCTGAAACCCAGACAGGTCCATTGACAAGGGCTTGTGCGCAATCTTGCCCGTAGTGAATGCTGCGGCAATTGCAAAATTCACTGATCCCGCGCCGATCAGCCGGGTGCTGGACGCAGCGTTGAGCGTTACGTTTGCAGCAGCGACCCAGCCAATGTTTACTGCAAGCGCATCAATTAACTTTATATCGCCAGCAGGTACAGTAATTGTGCGCGCACTTGCGCCAGTGATCCATGTGCAGTTGCCGATCAGTGTCGGGGCTGGGCTTTCAATGAATCGGATTTCATCGCCCGGTGCCACCCGCGCTGCGGTTGGTCCGCCGTTGATGGTTCGCCAGCGGTTGGCAAACGTGGTGCCATCAAGGGCATCGTTCCCGCCAGCCGGATCAAGAAAGTAGGTCGGCATTAGTGCTAAACCATTGATTCAGGGCAGCGGTGCGAAGCATTTCGTTATTGGGCATAGGCATCTTGAACTGCGGGGCAACCTCCGTTCCGTTCGGCAGTCGGAGCCGAGCCTGCTCCATCACGCCACCACCAGCAGCTGGGCCGGCGTAAACCCACCCCAGTAGGGTGACGGACTGCAAAACGGCCCGAGCCAGGCCGACGGTTTCCGCCGTCACCGTCACCCCGTTTGCCTCTGCCCATGATGGAGACCGGAAGGTCTGGGAGAGGATGGCGGTTTTTGTTGCTGGCGACAACAACCCCATCGCCTCGACGCTATCGAACATTGCTGCAACCTGGCCGGCGTCCACCTCTGGAGAAACTTTCTGACTACGATCTACAGCGTCCAACATGGTTAATATGACGGCAATCGCTTGAGTCGATAATGAAATAGCCGTGTTGTTCGGTGTTAGGTCTGCCGGTATCTCCCCTCGCGCCGCCACGATTCTCAGTGTGGCAAGCTCGCCGGATAGCGCTGCCGGGATCGCAATCTCTGGGCACGAAAACGGCACCCGAACAGCAGGCAGGGACGGGTCCGGGGCGTTCAAGGCGGCCACCACCTGCGCAGCGTCCAGCCCGGTCATGTCTGATTGTTGGAGGCGTTCAATCAGCGTTGTCATCTTCAGGCACCGCCAGCGGTCAGGTTGAATGCTGTGATGGTCACCTGTTGACCTACAGCAAGCGAGGTATTGTCGATTGTCATATCACCGCCGCCACCGGTAGCAGTTACGGTCCCTTGTATATGACAGGTGGCACCCTGATCAACACTGAAGTGAGCCGCCGTACCGGCCGCGTCCGCCGCTACATCCTGCCACGTACCAGATAGCGCCTTGGACCCGCCTGACGCAGTTGTCAGCCAGTCGGACGGGAGGGTCAGCGTTGCCAACACTGTACCCGCCCTTGCCGCCGCGCAGTTGGCCGGGACAGATCCCGTGCGAATCGTCAGAGTCGGGGCCGTACCTGCTGCCGTTTCGATTGCGTCCAGCGCAGCGTTACGCGCCGCTGTCGAAAACTGAAAAGCCATGGAAGTCTCCTGTGTTCAGCGGCAGAGATCGCTGCCTTAGCTTTCCACCCACGCCTCATCCGCCACGGTGGCCGGATCGTCAGCAGCAAACCGCCCACCCATCACCCGTGCTCGCTTGCGCTTGGCGGAACCGGTCAGCCCCGACTGGGCTGCCGTCAATGGTTCGGCAGCGGGCTCCTCGGCTTGGGGCTCGACTGCTGGTTGTTGTGGCTTTACGTCGTGGCCGTAGCCAATGGGGAAATTCATGGGGATAGATAGCAGAAAGGGCCCCGTAGGGCCCTAAGTGATCACAAGCCGCCTAGGGGTTACTCAGCGGGAACTAGGGCCACCGTGTTGGTCCCAACCGGCACAGCAGCGCCGTTGGTGACGGTCCCGGTCGCCGATGCGCTTGTGATGTTGCTGGCCACCAATGGGTAGGCGAACGTAGTCGCACCCACGCCCGTGATAGCGAAGGTGCCATTCACCAGGGGGTTGGAGCAGCCCACAGTGACGACCTCGCCAATCAGCATGGTATGCGCAGCGGACAATGTGATCGTGACCACGTTGGAAGTCAGCGCCACGTTGCTGATGGCCAGGTTGCCGGTGCCAGGGCGAACCCGAACCGCAGCAACTCGAACGTCACCGGTCACCGAACCTGCGACCCGTACGGCCTCACGGATCTGCCTGCCGCCGATAACCACCTCATTGGGGTTGGACTGGCCGGCTCCAATCGCAATCACGCCGATGTTGGCGTAGGCAGAAGCCGCGCTCAGGGCAGCGCGTTCGGGAACGTGCGCGGCCTGCAGGATGTAGCCCCCAGCAGAGTTACTGGACTGGCCGAATGCCACCAGCTTCCAGGTATTCTGGGCTGCCAGGTTGGTAGTGAGCAGCCGAGCAGCGCCGGTGCGGGTTTCGGCAGTGCGGCCACGGGCGCCGGCCAGCACGTTGCCGACCAATACGGTCATTGCATCCAGTAGATAGCCCCTTCGGGGGGCCAGTCCTGTTGCGCGTGCCATGAATCAATACCTCAGGTAATCAGGGGATGGATGGATAAATAGAGCAATGATCAGGCGGTCATTGCGGCATTAGTGATGCCGTAAACGCGGGCAGCGCTGCGACCATTCATGATCGCAAGGCCGACAGACCATTCGATCCGGGTGCGATCCACCGGGGCATCGGAGACTTCCCCGAACGCCTTTACGTCCACTCCATACCCACCAGCCGAATCAGGGCCTTGGATGCCAGTGACTTGCTGATCGCCGTAGGCGACGCAATAAACACTGGTGGTGTTGCCATCCTCGGTAAAACCTTGGATGGTTACGTTTTGGGCATTGGTGTCAGTGACAACAATGCGAGTGTCGCCGTAGGTGGTGACCAGCTTGCCAAACTCATCTCGCGTAGTAGTCAGGAATCCACCAATGGTGGAATTACGGCTAGCAGCGGTGAGGCGCCGACGCATTGACTTGCCCATGTGGACAACCTTGTTGTCGCCATCGACGGCGTCAATCAGTTCATCCAGCAACCCAAGCGAAAACGCACCATTGGCATTAAAGGCTTGAGAGCTGTCGGTCCCAATCCGCTTCCTGAGGCCATCAAAGCTGCGCGGATCAACCGACTCATCGCCGTTGAACATGTAATCCTCAAGCGTTAGCCGCATGGATCGCAGCTTCGCTTCGATTTGCTGAGCCCTTACCTGGGGACCATTGTTTTTGATGAGGTGCATGTCCACATCAATGTCGCCGCCAAACGGCTTGAGGCGTTCGTACTCAGGATTGAGCACGCCATAGGTGGCATCATAGGCTTCGTTGATACCACGAAACCCAACACCAGGCAGCTCGGCTTCGGTCAGGTAGTCAATGCCACCTTGGACATTGAGAAATGGAACAAGGCGGATTACCTCGGATTCAGCAAGGGCGCGAATAACGGCCACCCGTTGTTGATTAGTGTCAACTTTGGCGGCCTCCAGCAGTGTTAGTCCCATTTTGGGGAGTTCAGGTGAAGGTCAAAGGGGTGGCATCACGCCGGGAAGACATTGCAGGGCATCACGCCGAGCTGTTTGAGTTGGGACCGCTTCAGGCATCACGCCATCAGTCGATCCCTGTTGCATGATGTTTCCCTAGCCCCTAAGCCGTTAGCGGGGATTAACTAAAAAACCTCCGCAATTGCCGCGCCAACTGACATGGACATCAAGTCCTTGCCGTTGACAACACGGCCATCGCGCCCGGTGCGTGCCCCGCCACCGCTACCCATGGCGGGCTCGAAGTTACGCCCCCAGTAGGGATCAGATTGGAGCCGACCCAGCCATTTGACGGGCTCAAACCGCCTACCGGTATCCGGATCCATTTCGGGGCTGCCGTTGGCGTCAACCACCACTAAGGATCCATTTTCCAGCTTGAAGTGATCCCCGAAGCGGCCCCAGACCGAATCAAAGGGGGTGCTGCGGTCAATCTCTGAAACCACGGTGGAACCTTTGGCGCCGATGAAGGCCTTCTCGGCCTGCTGCCTGACAAGTTCCCGTTGGCGGGCCGTGCGTTCAGCGTCGAGTTCACTGCGCAGACCCACTAGCTGGGTGCTGTACTTCTCCTCAATCTGCTGTTGCTGGATCTGGGCCTGCTGCTCGATCAGCTCCCGCCGCGCCTGTTCCTCCTTGGCCCTGGCATCAGCCGCCCGCACTGCCTCAGGGTTGGTATTGCTCAGCTCCCTTAACTGCGCTTCCAGGGCACCCATGCGGCGCAAGTTCTCGCGGTTGACTTCGCGCTCACGCTGTAAGGCATGTTTGACGCGGGAAAGGTCGTCCCCTTCGCCATCGCCCGCGCCCGCGCCCGCATCGGCTAGCCCTTGGCTATCCCCAGCCCCGGCACCACCCGCACCGCCGGCACCCGCACCGCCGGCACCCGCGCCACCCTCGCTGCCACCTTCAGGGCTCTGGAGGGTGAACTGATCAATCCATCGTTTCTTCATGTGATCGGGGCATCACGCCCGCGAGCAACTACGTCTGAGCTTTCCGGCTTAGCGATTACGAGATGGCTTAGGCCTCTGGCGGCGCTCCCGCTCCCGTTCGGCGGCGGCGATGCGGTTGGCAAGCTGCCGGGTCTGAACGGTTTCCAGCAGGGTTTCGATGGAGTCGGGTTGGGGTTGGGGGTTCACGTCAAGGTTGCGCCGCTGCCGTTTAATTGAATCTCAAGAGTTCCCATCTGCCCTGGCGAACCCTCGAAAATTAAACTTTCGGCTAAAATTTCATTGTACCGATCAATTGTAGTACCTGATTGAGCAGCTTCTAGCCACAGAGTTTCGGTTACAGCGTATACATACACAGTAGTTAGCCCCATTGCGAAAATAGGATGGGCGTTAGGAACTAAAAATACCCTGTAAGACGTTAAGCCTGGATAGTCCTCATTAACTCTATCCACTCTGACGATTTGCGGTATACCAAGACCCTGACTGTAAGGTTCCGTTGCGATAAATCCTGGCTCGTTGCCTCCAATAATAGTTGCAGGTATGCTGTATACATCCTTATCCCACTCAAGGTTTACAGATATACGAAAAATAGGCTCACTCAAAATAAAGCTTGGCTCCTCCCACCGTTGCTTTGCCAATATCCCATTATCCACCTGCATCATCCGCCGCAATTCACTTGGTTTCTCTGGTTGCCGCTTCTGCCTGTTTGCCCGGTTCCTCAGGATCCGCGCTCTGACCAGATCCAGGATCTCCCACGGCACGGGGTTGATGTCAACGATCAGGCTCATCCTTGCGCCAGCAGCAACCCATAACTCTTGCTCTGGCCTGACTGCAGTGTCTCTGGCGTCGGCAACAAGATCACCCGATCAGGGTAGGTGCGATTGTCAACTTGCAACACAATGGCGTCATAAGTGAACCCAGCTCCTGTGGCAGTGAGCGCCATGGTCAGCACTGGCAGCTCATATCGTGCGTTGCCGCTGTTCCATGCGCCAGTCCCGATGGTGCCCGTCACCTCCGCGTAGCCATTGCCAGCCGCCAGTTTTACTGCGTTCCACGCGCTCATCAAGCTGGCCTGGGTAAGCACAACCCCGTTACGGTAAGCCAACAGCATCTTGTAGCTCTTGCCTTCGTAGGTGAGCTGTGCCTGCTTAGCCAGCGCATCCGGCGAGATCAAAACGTCCATAGGTGCCCCTGCCTATCCGAGCTTTCCATCACGCATCACGCATCAAGCCGGAGCCGGTAGCGGTATCTCCCAGGTTCTGGCATTCCATGTCATGGTACTGGAATTGCTTACTAGGTCTACGCCGTTATCCACGCAGCACACCAGTTCATCAACTGAGGATGCCCCGCCCCGCGCTCGGTAGACCACCAGCTTTCGTGCCGTGATCGTACTGTTTGGCCAGACAGCAGCACTGGTCGTAACCGTTAACTTGGGAGGTGTTGATGCGGTGTCAAGGGTCCCGGTCAAGGTCACGGTTGTACCGCCAGCCGTGTAACCGGTTCCCGTTACCTCATTGGTAATTGAACTGCGCTTAGTGTGGGCGTTGCGGTCTTCGGTGTAGCCCGAACCGACCAGCATTGCCTTATATGTATGCGTGCTGTTGCAGTTTCCATTAAAGACATCCAGCGGGAAGCTGCTGAAAACGATTGACGCCATGGCTACGGGATCGGTTCCCCTTAGCTTTCCCGGTCCCTAGCTGATTGAGTATGGCGCAGTAGGGGGTGTGAAGCTGGCAGTATGCAAGCATTCGCTGAGAATTATTACCTCATCCATATTCCCGTAGATTCGATTAAATGTGCCAGCGTACCCAGCGCCTATGGTATCTATTGATATGCTACCTGAGAATGTTACGGTTGCAAGCAGGTTCCCGTTAATGAACAATCTAACGGTTGCCCCTTGCCTCGTTAGCTCGTAATGGTTAAAAACTCCAGAGATTAGGCCGGACAGATAACTATTGGAGGGATTCCATAAGTAGGTATCGCTGTAGGCAATAAGGTTTCCGGTTACTGAATCTTCATTCAGCCTAAAAATTTGTTGGTTGCCTAAGGCCAAGCCTGCTCCAAACAGGCATTGATCTCGTGTTATATCATCAGCACTAAACCAAGTCGCAATAGTAAAGTCTCCGTCAAGCGTAATAGCAGGGGAAAAACGAAGGTAGCCATTGTCCCCGCGAAGGCTTGCGGTGCCAAACTTCTTGATATTGGTCCTTGTGAATGTCGACCCAAAGGGGGTAATCGTTCTAGCGTATGAACTTGAATCGGTAAAGGTTGTACCATTATCCGCTCCATCCATATTGAGCAACAACAGGACTGTCCGCCCATTGCTTCTTGCCCCTGGTGTAAACGTGGTAGCCGGTGTCACCCACTGCACACCAGCGTTGACACCCACCCCATCCGTCCGTGATCCGGGCGTGAAGGTGGTAGCCGGTGTCACCCATGCCACCCCCGGATTGGGGCCATTATTTGCGCCGCCTGGCGTGAAAGTGGTGGCCGGCGTCACCCATGCCACGCCCTCGTTATAGCCCTGGCCATCCGTCCGCGCTCCAGGCA